TTGGTTCTGCCCCCGACATTGGATATTGGGAATATGGTGAAGGTGCGGGTGGGGGAGAAACTTGTTGCACACACACACCCGGCAGTTATGATTTTGGTAGACATGAAGTTGGTGATTCAGTTACAACCATCATAAGACTTTCCAACTGCGGTGATACCGATTCTCTGTTTATCACAGCCTCAATGCTTGATAGTACGTTATTTCACATCGTTGATGATACTGGTATTGATACCATACCGCCGGGCATATCAGACACATTGACTATTGCCTTCAAACCTGATTCGGGAATAGCTGAAGCCGATACAATATTATTCAGTGGCACAACGGGTGATTGTGATAGTGTGTTATTTTCTGGTACAGGATTATGGCCTTATGATTGCGAAGTCCATTGGAATGATGCACCCGCTTGTACGATTGCTTTCGATACGATTGTATACAATACAACAAAAATTGAAACAGCTTATGTAATTAATACTGGCGATTCAATAGTGGATACTTTGAGCGTAACTATAACCGAAGCGTGCGAGAAATTCTGGAGAAATCCAGCGGGCATTCAGCATTTGGCTAAAGATGCAGGGATGAACGATTCATTGGAGGCAACATTTCTGTTTGCGCCTGGCTCAGATACCGGCACATTTGAGTGTAAGGTTGCCATTGGCAACGATTCGTGTTGTGCCGATACCATTTTACTTACTGGTTATTCCTGTATGCCGATATGCTCATTATCAAATGATACACTCAATTTTGATAGCGTTCATGTAGATAGCACAAAAGATGATACGCTTTTAATATATAATGCTGGCTGTGATACTTTAACGGGAACCATTGGCATATCGGGGGCAAATTTTACCATTGTATATGGCAGCGGTGCATTTTCTACGGCAGAAGGTGAAACGGATACTATCATAGTAAGATTTGATCCTACTTGTTATAACGGATGGCGAACTGCAACACTTACAACGGGAGCAGATTGTGATGATGTAGCATTAATGGGATTATCTTATGGATGCAATATTACTGGAACAAGTCCAGCTATTTTACGAAGGCGAAGGCGATAAGGGGGTAACATGAAAAAGGTTCTTAAATTCGTAGCAAGTTTGTTGACCGTTTCTTTGCTCTTGGCATTGTTGATTGATTTACCCAAAAGCCCAACAGAACTTGAAGCACAACCACAGCGTATCAGATATGATGCTGGCTGCAATGAATCAACCAAGGTATTTACCATTGATTTCACCGATAACATCGGTAGCGATCATTTTACGGCATATAATCTGATGTATTGGATTAATTCAACGGCAAGCGGTAGCTGCCGGGTATGGCATTATTGGAATGGTAATCTTGTGACGAGGGATAGCGGTCTAGTACTATTCCCACTTGATGCACCATATGTTTCACCGTATAACGGTACGATTATGTTTGATTCTCTGCAAGTACGGAAGGCTTCTGCCGGTGATATCTTTTGTTGGGAAGTTACTCAATGGTAGATGAAAAAGTGCGTATCAGAATAAGGGCAACTGGCAAGATTATTGAGGTTGATAGAGCCGAGGCCGAACGATTAATTGAATTGGGCTTGGCTAACTATGTGAAAAAACGAGTAACATCGCCCTCCAATAAGATGATTGCAGAAGGTGATATGAAAACGAAATGAAAGTAATTATACCAACGGAACAAGAAGTGTGTGTGGATATAGCAATCGAACAGGAAGCAGAAATACAATTTCCTGTGGCAGATCAGTATGCAGGGGTGGCATTAACAAGTGAGCAATCAGTTGCCATTGAGTTTCCAACAGAGCAAGAAGTGGAGCTATTTATACGTGAGAGTTTGTGCCCAGAAATTGTATATGTAAATTTCGGCACATATAAAAGCGGTACTGAATTACACATTACTTGGGATACTAATGTGGGAGCAACTTCAAGGGCAAGATATAGATTGGAGGGCGCAGGGGTTTGGACTTATACATCAACGACCTTTGCCTATAATACAAGCCATGATAAGGCAACGATTGATCCCATTGTACCAGATAGAAGATATGAACATCAGGTTTATGGAGTAAATGAATGTCTTTTAACACCGGGTTGGAGTGATTCAATAATCATTGTTATTAGTGGTGGTGGAGAACCAAGTATAGAAGGAGAATAATTTGGCAAGAGAACAGAGATTTATTGTTAGAGAAAACGATTATGGTCATAAGCTGCATTTTAAAATGAGAAAACCAGACGGTAAAGCATATTCAATACCCGATGCCGCAACTATAACATTTGAATGTTATAAAGATGGAGCAACGAGTTTAACGGTGAATGATAGTACACATGTAACCACTGTGGCAGCAACAGATGGCCATGTATATTACACAGTACAGAGTGCTGATTTTGGTGCAGATAGTTCGGGTACTTATTGGTGCAGAATAAAAGTCAATACAATAACGAGCGAAGAAGCAAAGCTAGTTGTAAAAGATGAATATGGGAATGGTGCGTAATGGCTAATATATTGAGTGATTATGCTCTATTGGAATTAGATGAAGCGAGGGACGCACTTGGTTTGGGTGACAATAGAGATCAAGATAATAGTCTCATTCTATATATCAATGGTATCACCGAATTGATTGAACGCTATTGTGGTAGGGAATTTTTAACGAGAACATATACAACGGAAACATTTGACGGTGATGGTACGAATAGATATTTAGTAAAAGACGGAACTGGAATTACATCAGTAACAACGGTTGTATATAACGAAGATGGCGATACTGTGCCGGCTGGTTCCATTCTGTATAATCCCGTTGGTGAAATATACCTTGAAGATGGATATAATTTTGAAAGCGGATTTCAGAACTGTTCGGTAACATATGTGGCGGGGGAAGCTGCTGTGCCTCCATCAATCAAGATTGCTGCGCTTATTATACTAGCAAGCTGGTGGAAAATGAGGGACAAGCATACGGAACGCATATTTACAATGAGCCGCGAGGGTCAAGTGATTTCCTACAAAATGGGGTCAGAAGATATGCCACCAGAGGCACAGCGCATACTTGATGATTGGCAAAGGCCGAGGGTGGGTTAATGTTAAATCTTGCTACCACAGTTAAGGGCGATAAAGAACTTGCGCGCAAGTTTGATAAGGCCGGAAAGACTATGCCGAAAACCGTTGAGCGTGCCATGTGGAAATGCGTTTATATGGTACAGAGAACAGGAAAAAGAAAATTAACTGGTGGGAATCCATTAAATGTACGAACCGGAGAATTGCGAAGTTCGCTATCGGCAGAAGTAAACAAGATTCACGGTAATGAATACGAGGGTAGGGTTGGAACGAATATTATCTACGGCAAAATACACGAATATGGCGCAACGATACGAGCAAAGACTGGAGAGTATATGCGTTTTCCCGGCGCAGGTGGATGGGTGAGTGTGCAAGAAGTAAAAATACCAGCACGCCCTTGGTTGAATCCTGCGCTTCGAGAGAATAGGCAAAAGATAAATAAGACACTAGGAATGGAAGTTAAAGACCACTTTAAAAAGCACAGGTTATAATGTCAGCACGTACAGATATACGAGATGCACTTGTTACATTGTTGGAAGGAATTGATGGAGTGCGGAAGGTATCAACGGGACCGTATCAAGATTTTCATCAAGTACCAACTGCGAGGATGCCATATATACAATTGATTTCTTCTACTGAAAATAGAGATTTACTTGATGTGCATCGTAAATCTGAATGCATTTGGACAATAGATTTGTGGTGTTATCTGGATGCAAAAGAAGATGTGGAAGCATGGGTGGAGAAGATAAGGGCGCGGATTGTAACTAATCGTGGGCTGAGTTTGCCGGGTGTTGTAATAGATGTATTCATTAGAACAATTATCACGGATGATGTTGGTTGGGTGTCACCAGATGGGTTTATATTAATGGAAATAGAGGTTACCTATCGCGTGTTAGATTAAGGAGTGAGCTATGGAACTGAGATATGTCGGCAGATTTTCGGCAGTAATATTCGATGCATATGGTCTGGTTAGGCGTGGCGATATTATCGAATTACCTGATGAAATTGCAGAACAAAAATTGAAACGTGATCCAAACGAATGGGAGAAAGTCGGGAAGAAAAAGAAAGTTGCAGAGAAGATCGAATCAGAGGACGGTGAGGAATAATGGCAGTAGGCATGGGATATGATTCCTGGTGTTCCGTTGTTGAAGAAACAACATATGGAACAACGCCGGGAACGGGCGAAACATACCTCCGCTTTGTGAATGAAAGCATTGTAAAAGACATCGGCGTGAAGCCCCGCAAGTCTCTTGCGGCAATGGATTCATACCGTGATTTTATGGAGAGTGTCCATAAAATTGGTGGTGATTTGACGCTAGAATTAAATTATGAAGGTATGGGTTTATTTATTAAGCATGCACTCGGAACGCAGGGATATGGTTTTACTGCCGATTCGCCCGTTGCTGGTGCAAATACGCATGTATTCAAGATACACGAAGCACTTACACATACAAGTAACGAGGGTTTATCTATCGAAATTGCCAAGGCAAACATTCCAAGCGGTAAAGTGTTCTTGTATGAGGGCTGTAGCGTGAATACATTGCGATGGACTTTTACCGATGGTGAAATAGTTGAAATGGTAGCTGGCTTGCTTTGTAGTACGGAGACAGCCAATACATCAGCAAGTGGTACGCCTGCTTATCCAACAGACGTACCCGTATATTGGAGATATGCAGGTGCTTTGAATTTTTTGGGTGAAGCATCTACACCATTAAGAAGTGGATACATTCAGATTGATAATAAACTATCCGCTGATAGGTATCTATTAAATGAAGCATTGCCCGCACCATTGAGAACAGATCACCGCGTCATATCGGGTGAGTTTGTTATTGAATTTGAGGACTTAACGGAATACAACAAGTATCTTGGCCTCACAACTGGTGCTATTGATATTACATTCAGCAGCGTTGCCGATTTGGTTTATATCACTGGCACAACGCCCTACACAATCAAGTTTGATATTCCCAAGGCTATTTTGACGGCTGCCCCAACAACGATAGGTGGACCCGGTCCCATTGAAGTTACATATGCGTTTCAGGGTATGTATAAAGATGCTGATGAAGATGAATTGATAATTACTGTTGTAAACGGTGAAGCAACTCTGGCCTAAACCAAGAGGGTGATTTATGTCATTCGATGCACAAGCAAGCGCAGAAGCATTAAAGGCAAAGTCAACAAAGATTATCATGTTGCCAAATGCACAAGTTGAAATCAAGATACGCAAACTCACCGTCTATGATTTCATGGAAGGCAACATGGATATTCCAGTTGGTCCCATGACCTCTGCCAATACCGCCGAACGTGTAAGTAAGTCCATAGCCAAAGTAACCGAATCTTCTGAGAGGCTACTTGAATTGATTTTAGCGAGAGCCATCGTATCGCCTCGTGTAGTTATTGATAGCGATAAAGAGGCCGGCGAAGATGAGATCCATGCCTATGATTTAGGTGCTGATGTTGTTTATATCATAGAGCAAGTTGTGGAGTTCTCTGGATTGGGGGAAGCGGCTGCGAAAGCGGCCAATTTTCGCAAGGACGAAGAAAAATAGTGCGGTGATGCTTGATGCATTGGGACAGCGTTATGGTGTTCTGCCTCACTCTCTTTTGTATCTTTATTTTCCTGACCTTATCTTTGACGTACATTGTGCCTTGGCTGGTGCAAAAGAAGAGAAAAAAAGAATAGAAGCGGAGAAACGTAGACGTGGCTAAGAATATTATAGAAGTATTAATCAAGGGCAAGGATGAAGTCACTGCCAAATTAAAGGGTGTTAGCGGCGGTATCCGTGAGGTTGGTAAAGAGATTGCTGCCGTTGCTGGTGTGATTGCAGCAGCCGGGGCTGCTATTACTGGTCTAGTAATGAAGATTGCCCGTTGGGGGGATGAACTTGCAAAGGCATCAAAAAAGGTGGGAGTTACCGTTGAGTTCTTGTCCGCAATGGATTATGCCGCACAGATTAGTGGCGCACAACTCGCATCACTAACAACTGGCCTCCGCAGACTTGCTAGAGCTGCCTCAGATACCACATACGGATTAACTACATATAAACGAGCATTTGAATCTCTTGGCATGACAGTTGTGGATTCACAGGGCAGATTAAAAGAAGTTGAAGTCCTCTTTATGGAACTCGTTGATGCTCTCCAAAAAGTCGAAAGTGAATCCAAGAAAGTTGCATTAGCACAGGAATTGTTGGGACGTGGTGGTGCAGAATTAAAGCCACTTTTAGACCAGGGTGCTGCTGGCATCCATGCCCTAATGGAAGAAGCAAAAGAGCTTGGCATTGTACTCAGCACAGAAGAAGCAGCGCAATATGAAGAGTTTGTTGATTCAACGACGAGATTGAAAAGTGCATTGAAGGGATTGGGTATTGCACTCACTAAAGATTTAGTCAATCCAATGACTGAATTAATCAATGCACTTGCCAAGGGCGAAGAAAAGAAACTTTTTGAAATGTTCCGCTATTGGCTCATTGTTGCTTTAAAACCGGGCGATATACGAGCAAGGGCAGGGGCATTTAAAGAATTATATGAAGTAATTTATGGCACAACAGAAAAAAAGCCAGTCGTTGATAAAGGTTATTGGGATGATGTTGCGGCTGCAGAAGAGCGTGCAGCACAAGAGATGGCTGAATATGTAGCGTTGTGGAAAGCACTTGAAGCACCGATACAAGCGATTAATAGAGAGCTTGATACACACCTTGAAAAAGTAGAAGAAACTTTTATAGCAGTTCCCGACCTTGTCAATCCTGTTGCTGAAAAATATGAAGAATTAGCTAGGATCGCACAAGAAGTTGCTTGGATGATTTCAAGTAGTTTTGGTGATGCGTTTGCTCAAATGATTGGGCGGGCACACCAAGCTACTGAAATTATTGCAAGAATGCTTGAAAGTTTGGGGCGTAGAATAGTTGCTACTCTTGCAGAAAGAGCGATTTCTTATATATTGCCATTTTCTGGTGGTGGTGAAATTCCACAAGCACAAATAGGATTAGAAGCTGTTGGTGGTAGATATGGACGTGATACTATTCCCGCATTAATTTCTCGCGGTGAAGTCGTTATGCCCTCCCCTACCGTTGAGAGATTAAACCGCTTTCTTGATGAAGCAAGCATGGGTACGGGTGGTAGCATTAATATCTTCCCGCTATTCCATACTGGCTCGCGTTCTGAGATAAATGAAACAGCCGATTGGGTGAAGAGCAGATTAGATAAATATGGACGCTATGTATTTGAGGGTGAATTGTAATGGAGTATTTTCGCATACAAACCAAATATGGCAGCATTCCGTATCGTACCGTTGATATGGCTGCCTATGCTTGGTATCGCGGTTTACCGGATAATGTATATGACTGGATAACAGAAGCCATTGACGG